ATCTCCGAAGCACAGGCAAAAAAGGCAAAGGCCGATTACTACTTTGATGACGCAGCAGCAGAGAGAGCAGTCGGGTTTTTCCAAAAGTACCTATGCCACATCGAAGCACCGCACGCGGGGAAACCGTTTATACTTGAACCGTGGCAGCGTCAGATCGTGGAGGATGTATTCGGTTGGAAGCGCATTATTGATAACACGCGCAAATATCGAGTGGTCTATTTAGAAGTGCCAAGGAAGAACGGGAAATCCAGCCTCGGAGCGGGGTTAGCTCTTTACCTTTTATCAGCGGATAGAGAACACGGAGCACAGATCGTATCAGCAGCAGCCGACCGAGAACAGGCTAGTCTCGTTTTTGATACCGCCAAAAACATGGTGAAGTGGTCACCGAAGTTATCGCGCCTTTTAGAATGCTATAGAAAAAGTGTCGTTTTTGTTGAGTACGCAAACTCGTATAAAGTTTTATCAGCCGACGCAGCATCAAAACACGGTAAAAACCTTCACGGAATTTTATTCGATGAGCTTCACGCGCAGCCGAACCGCGAATTAGTAGACGTTTTAAAAACCTCTACCGGAACCAGATCACAGCCTCTTGAAATCTATATGACGACGGCGGGGTATGACCGGACTTCTATTTGTTATGAATATCACGATTACGCCAAGCGAGTGATGAACGGGTTGATTGTCGATGAAGCATTCTACCCGGTTATTTATGCAGCCGACGTTAAAGACGATTGGACAGACCCAAAAATATGGGCAAAGGCAAACCCGAATTTAGACGTATCGATTAAGCTGGACTATCTCGCAAGGGAATGCGAAAAGGCCAAAAACGTACCGGCGTACGAGAATACCTTTCGGCGACTCCACTTAAACCAGTGGACGGAGCAGGAAAGTCGGATGATTTCCATGCACGAATGGGCTAAAAACGATGGGGCGGTTAACCCGGGAGAGCTAGAGGGCATGGATTGTTACGGGGGGTTGGACCTTGCAAGCACCACCGACATAGCCGCGTTTGTCCTTGTTTTCCCGGTTGGCAAGGATTTGAAAATACTCCCGAGATTTTACGTTCCGCGTGAGGCGGTAGCACGAAGGCAAAAACGGGCCGAGCTTGTAAATTGGGCAGAATGGATGGCTCAAGGTTTTTTAACACCGACCGACGGAGATGTGATAGACTATGATTTTATACGAGCTGATATCTTGCGGTTGAGCCAGATTTACAACATTCGAAAAATAGCATTCGACAGGTGGAATGCTACGCAGTTAACTACGCAGTTAGACGGAGACGGGTTATCCTTGGAACCGTTCGGGCAGGGTTTTAGGAGCTTATCGGCACCGACTAAGGAGTTGCTGAAACGGATTACCGCAAAGCAGTTTCATCACGGAGGGCATCCCGTTTTGAGCTGGATGGCGGGGAACGTTCAAGCGGAGCAAGATCCAGAGGGGAATATAAAGCCGTCAAAGAAGCGATCAAAAGAAAAGATCGATGGGATTGTGGCAAGCGTTATGGGGATCGGGATGCTGATACTAGATGACTCCTCATCGAAGAGCGTTTATGAAGAGCGCGGTTTGATAAGTTTTTAAGGATTTCAATAGATGGGATTATTTGATTTTTGGAAATCCGACAAGAAACGCCAGCCAGAATTCAGGGCTAGTGAGCGAGCATGGTTACGCGGTGGCTACTCCGATGAATACTTAACGGCAGAGGATGCGTTGAAGGTAGGCACCGTTTACTCTTGCGTGAGAGTGATATCCGAAACGGTGGCGACCCTCCCATGTATACTGTATCGCCGACTTCCGGATGGCGGAAAAGAAAGGGCGATAGATCATCCCCTCTATTCGGTGCTCCACGATACACCAAACTTATTTCAAGACGCGACACAGTTTTTTGAGATGATGACCGGACATGTTGTATTGCGCGGGAATGCCTACGCCATGATCGGATTTAAGGGTGGCACCACTACCCTTACCCCATTAAATCCAGAAAAGGTGAAAGTAAAGACGGCGCAGGGCGGAGCTTACAAGTTTTACGAATACTCCGATTCGGGCGCGATCATGACGATTCGACCCGAGGCGATGCTTCACATTTACGGGTTATCTTCCGACGGGTTGGTAGGATTAAGCCCTATCGAATTGGCCATGAGAACAGTTTCTCTTGCTAAAAAACAAGAGGTTTACGCTGATAGAATGTTTACGAACCAAGCCTCTCCGGGCGGGGTTTTACGGCATCCGGGCAAGTTATCAAAGGAAGCAGCCGAACGACTAAAGGTGGATTTTGAGCGAAAATACTCGGGGGCCGAAAAAAGCGGATCTACGATGCTACTCGAAGAGGGGATGGAGTGGCAGACGGTAGGACTCACGAACGAGCAAGCACAGTTTTTAGAAGGCCGGAAATTCTCTCGAAATGATATTGCAGCATGGTTCCGAATCCCTCCTCATAAGATAGGAGATCTTGAGCACGCGACTTTTTCTAACATCGAGCATCAGGCGTTAGAGTTTGTAACCGATACGATACGCCCATGGTTGGTAAGATGGGAAAGGGCTTTGATGCGGGCTCTTTTTACCGAAGCAGAAAGAAAGGAATACACGGTCGAGTTTTTAGTTGATGCTATCGTTCGGGGTGACATACAGACACGCTACAACGCTTATGCTATTGCGCGTCAATGGGGGTGGTTGAACGTAGATGAGATACGCGCCAAAGAAAACATGAATCCTCTTCCCGATGGACAAGGGAAGATTTACCTCTCCCCCCTTAACATGGCAGTGATTGGAGAGGATGAGCCGATATCACAAGAAGAACCAGAAGAACAAGATCAACCAGAATCACCTATTGATGAGGGGATAGCCGAAGATGAATAAAGAGACACGTTTTGTTAATGAACTTGCAGAGGTTCGAGCTTTTCTATCAGAAGATGGGAAGCGTCAGATCTCAGGGTATGCAGCGGTCTTTGAAAAGGACTCTCAGGATCTTGGCGGGTTCGTGGAGCGAATTGCAAAAGGAGCATTTAGAGAATCGATATCGGGGAATGACGTTCGAGCGTTGTGGTCTCACAATTCCGATCTTGTTTTAGGGCGGACTGGAAATAGAACCTTAAGGTTACTTGAGGATGACTATGGATTAAAATTCGAGCTGGATTTACCAGACACCACACTCGGCAGAGATGCCTTTACCTCTATCGAACGCGGAGACGTAACGGGGATGAGTTTTGGCTTTACCGTTAAGAGGGAGGATCAAGGATGGCAGAGAGGTGAGCCCGGTGCTCCGCATCTTAGAACTTTGATGCGGGTAAACTTGTTCGAGGTTTCTCCGACAGCTTTCCCGGCGTATACACAAACGGCGGTATCGACCCGGGATCTTGAAATGTTTTTAAGAGAAAATAGCCAAGAACTAGACGATGAACGACTCAGAGAGGTAGAGCGGTTGGAAGCGTGGAGGCCAAAAATATAAAAATAGTTGAGGGGGAATCTATTAGGGGATATCCTGAGTTTGGGATACTCCCCCACAGATTACAGATTAAAACCACATAACCTACAGGGGAAAAATGAGCGGAGAAATTCGACGACTAAACGAAGAGCGGGGGCGTATCGTCCACGAAATGCGGAGTTTGCTGGAACGTAAAAACGCTGAAAAAAGAGAACTAAACTCAGAAGAGTTGGTTTCTTATGATCAGCTTTTTACCCGTCAAGAAGAACTAAAAGGCGCAATTGAGCGCGAGCAGAAACAGGCCGAACTTGAGCACGAAATGCGGATCGGCAAAGAGTACGCAGCACCGGGAATATCGACCGCGAAGGAAGAGGAGAAAGATTCTTTTCAACTAAAGGCTTTCCGATCATTCCTCAAGCACGGGATCGGATCTTTGAGAGATGAAGAAATCCGGGCTCTTTCCGCAGGGAACCAGATCGAAGGTGGCGCGATTGTTCCGCCCATTCAGTGGATTTCCGACCTCTTGAAAGCCGTTGATGACCGTTCGGTTATTCGACCTCTTGCGACTAAGTACCGCGTTGATCGGGCTCTTTCCCTTGGGGTTCCCGTCCTTGATGCGGATCCAGCTGATGCCGATTGGACGAGCGAGATCGGAACAGGTGGCGAAGATTCAAGCATGAAGTTTGGAACGCGCGAACTAATTCCGCATCCGCTTGCCAAGCGCATCAAGATCTCGAACAAACTTATTCGGTCAAGCGTTGTGCCAGTTGAAGCACTTGTTCAAGAGCGAATGGCGTACAAGTTTGCGATCACCGAAGAAAAGGCATTGATGACGGGTTCGGGTGCAAACCAGCCTCTTGGGTTGTTCACCGCATCAGCATCGGGGATTCCTACCTCGCGCGACGTTGTCGGAAGCAATACCTCTACAGCAATCGCAGCCGATACCCTCTTTGATATTAAGTATTCCGTCAAAGAAGCATATCAGCTTTCAGGCCAGTGGCTATTCCACCGGGATGCGGTTAAGGCGATCATGAAACTAAAGGATAACCAGAATCAGTACCTATGGCAGCCGGGGCTTGCAGCGGGCCAGCCTGATACGCTCCTCAATCGTCCAGTACTGCAAAGCGAGTACGTACCGAACACTTTTACAACGGGTAAGTACGTTGGATTGTTCGGCGATTTCTCGTTTGTTTGGATCGTGGATGCGATGGAGTTGACCGTACAAAAGTTGGTCGAGCTTTACGCAGAATCGAACCAAACCGGATATGTTGCGCGGAAGGAAATGGATGCCATGCCGGTACTCGCAGAAGCCTTTGCTAGATGCAAACTCGCCTAACTTTCAAAAGGGAAAATTATCATGTTGCTAGATTATCACTCAGACATGGAACCAAGACGGGCGATTTCTCCCGTTACGGTTTCGGACAATACCGCGCAGGTTTCGCAGATCATCGATTTACAGGCCGTAGCGTATCTTGAGTTTGTTTTATCAACCGCATCACTTGCTGATGCTGATGCCACCTTTGCCGTACTGGTTGAGCATGGCGATCAAGCAAACCTCTCCGATGCAGCAGCAGCACCAGATAGCGATCTCCTCGGGCTCGAAGCAGACGCAAGTTTCACGTTTGCAGCCGATGATTCCGTGAGGTCGATTGGATATCGTGGATCTAAGCGGTATGTCAGATTGACCGTGACTCCCGCTCTTAATGCATCGGGCGCGACATTCGGCGCAGTTGCATTATGCGGACGTAAAAAAGTTGGTTCGCTGTAATTAGGAATCTAGGGGGAGCTATCTAGTTAATAGCTAGGTTGTTCCTCCTTTTTATGTCAGGGGAAACGATGAAAATAAAAATGCTGAAAACAATGGCGGGGCCGGACGGGTGCTTTCATCCGGGCGATGTTTTGAGCGTGTCAAAAGCAGAAGGGATCGAGTTGCTAGGATCGGGCGCAGCGTTATTGCTTGATGATGAGGCAGAGCTAGAGATAGCAAACGTCGAAGATCCAGAAGAAACCGCGACGATATTTCAAAGAAGAAGGGGCAGACCTCCGGGTAAAAAACTATGATAAGATTTTCCGTCGTCACACCGCCAGCCTCCTATGCCGTTACTCTTGCGGAGGCAAAAAAGCATCTTGCTATACCAGCAAGCGAGACGGATCACGATGACATGATATCAGCGTTGATCGCAGCAGCTTCCGAAGTTTGTGAACAAATAACGAACAGAAAATTCATTACTCAGACGATTGATTTTTATCTTGAGAGGTTTCCTTTCGAGCGTTGGTTTGAGGTGCCATTCGGTGGCTTGCAATCGGTTGTTTCAATCTCTTACGTTGACGAAGACGGCAATCCGGGGGTTTTTTCGTCAAACGAATATCAAGTGGATAACGCAGGAGTTTTGGGAATCATCCAGTTAAAGGAAGATGCTGAATGGCCGGATACCGCGGATGAAACATTAAGAGGCGTGACTGTTAGATATAGTTGCGGGTATGGCGATGCATCAGCCGTACCGAAATCGATAAAGCAAGCGATCCTGATGTACGTTGGAACGTTCTACGAAAACAGAGAATCGATTATATCAGGGACTATTGTCGCAAAGGTTCCCGATACCGTGGAGCTACTTTTACAATCGCACAGAATATTCTATTTCCAATGAGAGCGGGAAAGCTTGATCGACCCATTGTTATTCAGTCTCCGGTTATCACTCAGGATATAACCGGGCAGGATATTTCTACGTGGATACCTTTTCATTCTTGCTACGCGCAGATCATGTTTATGACAGGCAACGAGCAATTTAAGGCTCAGGGGGTACACTCAAACAATCAGATAAAAATCGCTTTTAGATATAAGCCGGGGATTCTCCCGACCATGCGGGTATCGTTTGACGGGACGATCTACCGGATAAATTCCGTGATTGAAATCCCGCGAAGAAAAGGCACTGAGTTGCTTTGCGAGGTATGGGGATGAAAATTCAACATTCACTCGAAGGGTTTGATCGAGCTGTAAGAATATTTCAAAGAATGCCGGAACGGTTAGAAAAAACCATTCTAAAAAAAGCACTGAATAAGAGCGCGGAACTTGTAAAAAATTCCGCTATAAGAAGCAACGCGTTTGAAGATCGAACGGGAAATTTACGCGCAAGCATACAGACCACAGATAAGGTAAGACGGCGAGTTAAGTCAGTGGTAAGATCTTTAATAAGAGCAACGGCACCGCACGCGCAGTTAGTGG